TGGCTACATTGCCTGGTCCACTAATTCTAAGATCTGTCAGATAGCGCTCCACCATCGGCGGTATGCGATCCGCTCCTACAGCACCGAATTTGTCGGGCGTAACGTTCAGGCTGCCGATTTGTACGTTCTTATAATCTTCAAGACCACTCAGCCCTAGGCCATCGACATTGTTGTGCAGATAGACGGCTAATTCCACCTGTGCCCGTTGAATCTGGTCGGGCACCTCGGTATCGGTGTAATAGTCAGTTGTAATGCGAAATGGAAACCCTACCGCATACGTGTTTAGGTATGTATCCGGCTTACGGACGCCAGTGCGAGGCCATTGCAATGCCTGCGTGTCTGTGGCTCGTGCGCCTAAAAATCTTTCGCGGTCAAGTCGCTGTGTAGCTGCCGCCAACGCTCGATTGCGGGTGTCATCAGTACCTGTGTCCCATTTAGCTACATCGGTACTGTTTATCATGGCATCTACCAAGTCGTTCGCATCACTCAGGGTGATGTAACTGTTGGCTGTCGCTGAGCCCACGGTCGCGACGATTGTTACTGCCATTGGTCTTCTTGGATGAAGGCTTGCGTTTCGCTTTAACAGGTGCGGAGGCCACCGCTTTCGCAGCAGCCTCACGTTCCTGCGCTCGCCTGAAAGCGAACAGACCCATCAGGAGCTAGCGCCCTTCAGAGCCACGAAGTTTAGGACGATTGCCTCGCCTAATGATCCAGCCGACACATTGGCAACAGTGATCTTAAAAGATCCTGCAGCCAAGGTGTTGGCCTGCACCAGGTAAGAACCGGCAGTTCCACCTGAAGCATGATTCACCACCACCACGTCAGTGGCGGAGACTTCGCTGTTGGTCACAGTGAACGACACTTCAGCGGCAGCAGCCAGTGCAGCGTCATTCATAGTGATCACACCAGATGCCGCGTTAGCGATCACAGTGGTGCTTTTGTTGGTCGCCTGAGTGACAGACGTGCCAACGGTCGGGCCTACAAGTTTGCCCGCTGTTGCCTCAAAAATTGATGCCATCGTTAGTTACCTCAGTCCTGGTTGCTGACGTTGGTGGCCCGAACGATGCCAATGTTCTTGGTCTCGTACACCTTCGACCAGTTGCCCACGGTCTCAAGATCGGAGCGGGTCGGGTTGGTGGTTGTGACACCCCACTTCAGGCCTACCGGATGGTAGACATAATGAAGGTCCAAGGACATTGCGTCGGACTTCGCAAGGATGTCCCTGTCCACCTCAGTCTGCATTCCCATCTGTTCACCAGATGCGACTGCGCCTGCAGTGAAGAAGAACGATCCGTACTCAGTGGACGAGCCAGAGCCGGTGGTCTGCACATCATCAGAGACGATCACGCGCAGGCCCATGAAGGTTGGTACTTCAGGGTTGCCAAAGGCATTGCTGAGATCACCACCAGATTGGGTGGTGGTGGTACCACGTGCATCCTCAGTGGATACGTACTGAATCGCGTTGCGCTCAACGAGATCATAGTACACATTGCTATGGATGGCCACGGCGGACAGCTTGTCGCCCTGATCGCCTAGCAGCGCACGTGCTTTGGCCACTGTACGAGGACTCAGAGTGGTTGGTGAATCACCAGACTCAGAGTCGATGCACAGATCAAACAGAGCGGAACTGCTGCTGTTTGAATTCAGGCTACCAAAAGCACCGGTCAGGCAGCTGACCAGATCCTTTTGGCGCTGGTGTGCCACGTAGTCAGCAATTTTGCTGCCAATAGCGGCCATCGGGTCGGAGCCAGCAGCCAGGGCTGCCAGATCACGCGATTCGAAAGCACGACCACGGTGCAGGATCACGCCGATCTGTTGATCAGCAGTGATTTTGCCAGGTGTCAGTGAAGAGCTGTCGGACAGCACTTCGAAATCGCCAGACAGGTTTGCCTTATAAAAAGGGACTTTGACGAAATCACCGCCCTCGGTGGCATTCAGCTCGGCCATAGGCTGCACTACACCGGAAGCCAAGAAGGCATCACGCTGTGTAGTTTGCTCAATGACGTACGGCGTAAATACCTCGGGGATGATAATGTCAGAGCGAAGAGTCGCCATGACTGATCCTCAAGAATGGTTTACGGTGTGTTGGGCGCAGCCCTGGCTTGAACGGCGCAGCCGTATCAAACGTTCGTGTACACTTTAGCGCCCAGCAGCAGCTTTCAATCGATCGTAAAGTGCCCGATCAGTCCTGAATAGCCGTGACTGCTCGGTGAGATTGAAGTTAGGACCTTGCTCAAATGGATTTTTGGTGCCTGGCGGGATCTCGCCTGCCGCCCTGCCAACTGGTGCACCACCACCTTGTGGTTGAGGCGCTTTTTGCATCCATGCAGGCAGCGTCTTAGCCCATTCAGCTACTGGTGTACGTTGGTATCCATCAACCACCACTACGGATCCGTCAGATTCACGTTCGATCTGACCGCCGTTGAGCTTAGTTTTCAGGATCATGTCCGGATCATGCACCACATCCGCTAGTGCACTGACCGCAGGTGTAATCAGCTCAAGCTCACGCACGCGTGTCTCAAGCTCAGCAATTCGCTGATCTTTTTCTGCTGTGGCATCACGGAACTGCTGCTCTAAAGCCTGCCGCGCTTCTGTGTACTTACCTTGTGATTCAAGTTCTGCTTGCTCAGCCTTTCGCTTAAATTCGAGCAGCTCATCAACATTGACACCATCAGGCAATTTTGGTGTTTTTGCTTTTGCAGCTCTTAGTTCAGCGATCAATTCACTGTTCTTTTTTTCTAGAGCTGAAACGCTGTTTTTGAGCCCATCCACATCAGGTGTGTCACCAGTCGGCGCAGCCTCTTGGATCTGTTCTTCGGCCATGAATAACCCGCAGGGTTGATTGCATATCTACTTTACTTCACTTCCGCTTTGGTGCAGCACGTAACTCTGATTTCTTTTTAAGTACGGCATTTCCAGTAGACTCTGACTTAATGCGGATTACCGGATCATCATCAGAGCCCACACGCGTGACGGTGCCACCCGATTTGGTCTTGATGCTGGCACGTTTACCACCCGAGCCCGTCACGACACCAAAAGTGCGTTTGCCCTGGTACATCCAGCTAACTCGGGTGCCTTTTTTCATTTTTTCTTTTTAGGCTTTTTCTTCCCACCCATCTTTGATTGAGGTGGCTTTTTGGGTCCGTGATAACCAGGCATCACTCGTCCTCGGTAATGGTTTTCTTGGCAGCCTTTTTCTTGGTTGCCGGTTTAGCCGCTGGCTTGGCTGATTCAGCCTCACCTTGATGCGTGAATTTGTATTTGGAGTGCATCTCAGACACTGGGATAACGCCTGCGAAGTACATCCAATGTTACTTCAGACCCGTCATCCCGTAGGAATTTGCGCATCGCCTGATTTGGACCAAATTTCTTGGCCATGTGCATAAAATATGGTGCTTTGGTCTTGAATGCCGCTTTGATCTCTTCCTTACCCTCATCTGTGTTGCGCATGCTATAAATCCACTCGCCATATGTCATATCGGCTGGCACCTGTCCTTTCGTACTGGCTCGCATACCTTCAGGCGGCCTTGGCAGCCCCAACGCTTCAAAATCTACGACCGGCACGATAGTGGATCTGCAGTTGAAGTGCTGCGGTGGTGTCGGACCTTCGCCATATGGGAACTCCTGACCATCAAGCTCACGGCAGATTGGTGACGTGCGGCTGTCCAGTGTTGCGACGTATTGATATTTAGACGTCACATTGCGGTTGGCCTCATAAGTAGCTCGGCTAGCCGCGGTAGATACCTGATTGATAGTGGTGCGCACCAACGCAATTACTTGCCGATTCGCCAGGCTGGTCACCTGTCCGCCTGCCTGTGCCAGCTGTCTTGCAGATCTCACTCGCTGGCCGAATCGCAATTTGCCCACTAATCGCCCAACAATCTGATCAGTGGTTTCACCAGTCAATAGGCCATCCCGAATAATTTGTCCATATCTGGCGGCATTTTGTTCTGCTAAGCCTCGGAATGCCTTTTGCACAGTTCCGCCACCAGGCAGCGTGATCACCGCACCTCTGCGAGCGGTCAGGCTGAATGCAGCAGGTACATCACCTAACTCATCACTTAGCACCGCCACGCCTGTATCTAGCGGATCAGTTGTAACTACTGAGCGGGCGAATTGCGGGCTGATTTCGACCGTATTGACTGCATCGCGCATGCCGCGTGGCAATACGTTGCGCAGATTGGCTGCAGCTTGCGTTGACTGAATTTCGGCCAGGCCGGTCAGTTCTTCAGCCAATAAGCCAAGGCTCTCAGCCGACCACCCATCGAGTGATTCTTTAAGCTGCGCCAATATCGATCGCAGACGAACTGCACGGTATGTCGGATTCTCAATACCTAACACATCCAGCTCGCGCAGCGATTCAAGGATGATGCGGTTATAGGACTCGACCAGTCGCCTAGATACGTTGTTGCTGTACCTATTTAGATCGATCGCGTTGCGGAACAGAACAGTCGGCGTGCTCACTAGTCATCACTCGGGCAGAACGATTTCGTCTTGATTTGGCGTCACCTGCGGCGCATCGGGCTCAGCCGCCAGGCCATCAAGCTGCGTGGCCTCTAGTTCTTCCTCGACTTCAAATTCATCGCCCAACACCTCGCCATCGGCCAAACGGTCAAGCAGTGTCTTCTGCGTGATAGTACCAGCGGTGTATAACTGCAACAGTGCAGCAATATCGGGCGCATCAAGCCTCTGGCCTAAGAAATCACGGTTGATATAGCAGCTACCAGGTTGCGTGTCTTGCAGAAATTCACCATGAAACCGCAGGCAGTTGTCGATCATGTCTTGCATCTGTTGGGCGATCGCCATCATCGTCGAGTCGCCTTGGCTGCGGTCAATCCGTTTGGCTTCGGCGGTCTCGGCTGACAGCTTTTGACCTAGTACTGCCGCCAGACCTAGATCGTTGATCTGCTGCTCAATTTGCGCCAGGCGCTTGAATTGCGCATCAAAGCTGTTACCTGCAGGCTCGATATACTCAGCCCGGCCCTCTGCAGGGAACGCGATTGCCTCACCTGGCCCAGCACTCACCTCTTCAGCAGCAGACGGGAAGCCAAAAAAGGCCAGCATCGGCACAGCCGAAATGTGCAGTTGGTTGTCTAGATCAGACTGGACCTGATATGCCTTAAGATTGAGCTCGGCGATATCTTCAAGCGGTGGCCGCGACTCTAAGAAATTGACCCGGTTGGCATAGGCCACACTGAATGGGATTTCAGTGGTGCTAGTAGTTCCTTCATCTGTGATCTCGAAGTCGCCTTTCTCCTTTCGCTGGTAGATCTTGAATTCACCAGGCGTCAGCATCCGGATCTGGTCGACCACTTTCTCGCCAAATTCGCCGTCAGGCTCTGTTACTTTTTCAGCCAACCGCAACATGGTCAGGCGTTGTGCGCCATCGGCTAATTCAGACCGCCATCCGAGGATGTCACGTGGGGTATATGTCACCCAGTATGGCCGGCCCGTAGTGCCAGCTGGTGGTGCATCTACCAAAACACCAATATGTCCATATCTGACCATCTTGCGGGTCGTTTCATAAGTCCACATATTTAGATCGTTGCCCATCAGGTCAACATCGAATAACTGCTCGCGAATCGCGTCTGATGAGTCATTCAACCTGACAGGCTTGCGGGTGAGCATGCCGGCCAGCATTCTTTCTAGACGTTGTGCATATGGCGGGCATACACTCCGTGCAAGTCTCCGGTCATAGCTTTCGTCAAGCTCGCGCACTTCCTGCGGCAAGTATCGTCTGTGCCGCCGTCGCATTTCATAAGTGCCGCCGATCAAATCTTCGATCAGTACCCAATGCGGCTCTTGATTGACCCACGCACCGTTTGGGTCGTTGACGTGCGTGACGTTTGCCGCTGCTTTGCGGTCGTAAAAGTTGTACCCTGAATACACGACCGCCCAAAGCCCGATAATTGTAGTTTAATAGAGCCGGATGCCTGTGCCCCTGCCTGCGTTGACGTAGAGCGGGTTCAGTTCACGCCAGACCAGATATCCAAGAGCATCATTCATGTGATCGTAGCCGGCGTCTTTATCTGGCTCACCTTTATCTGTATAACTTTGTAGCTCTAGCGACTCAATCGTGCGGTCACATTTTTGCGCAATTTGCAACCTCACCTCGCCTTTGCCGTTCTCCAGAGCAGCTTGCACAGCAGCCACCCGATCACGAACTGGAGGATTCGCCTTGGGAGACTGATTGCTAAAGCCATAAGATTCCAATATTTGAATATCAGTGCGTGTCGCGTTTGTGCTGCGGTTGCCGCCAGAAGCATCTGGATAAATGTAGACCTTGCGATGAGGATATCTCGACTTGATCTCTTTGGCAAGTGCGTCAGTATCATGCGCACCGCTTACCTCGTCAATGACGTGCAGTTGTTTATTAGTGCGCACAGCGATAACAGCTGACATATTCGACACGTTGAAATCGAGTCCTACACGCAATGGCTCATCATCAAGGCCTATCGGCGACTGACAGACGTGCACCTCACGATTGAACCGGTCATACACCGCGCCAGTGTTGAGATTGACGAATTGCCCCTCTAGATATGCCTTAATCAGCTTTTCCGGGTAATTCGCCATTAACGAATCGATAAACCCGTCAGGCAGATGTGGGTTGTCGGCAGTCCTAGCACGGATCAATCGGCGGTCAGGTGCTGTTTCACGCTCAAATGTCTCCCAGGCCCAGCCAAACCCTTCAGGCGTGGTTGCTACGTAGAACTGCTGCACATTGCCAGAACGTAAGCGGGCCAGTGCCATGCGTGATGCCTGCTCTGCCGTGCGCTTATTAGTGGTGTCTACTTCGTCAAAACCCACCGCGCAGAGGTTTTGGCCACGGATCCTGTTCCAGGTTTCCATCGTCCGAAGCAAAATAGTATGCTCACCCTCTTTGAACTTCAGCACATACTCAGGCAACGGCGACACTCTGAAGTCATATGGCAAATCAATGGCCTCTAATAGACCGTCCATTGAGCGCACGAGAATGTCCCGCAGCATCGGCGCAACAGGCTCAAAGATTGCCGATACGTAGCCGATGTTGGCCGCTGCGATATTGATGGCCTTGGCGCACAGACCGTATGTCTTGCCGGCACCGAAGCCAGACACCAAACCAAGAATCCGGTGTTCTTGGTCTTCACAAAACGCAGTCTGATGCGGCAACAATGTGGCATTCAGCCGACTTAGCACCTGTTCTGCTGATACACCGTCATCATCAGGGTCTGCAAGGATCAAGCCATCTGTCACAGAATCTAGTATGCTCGGCACTTGATCTGATATCCATTCATTCGCTATTTTATGCGTTGAATTCTCTGCAACTATGACGGATATCGGCGATTTTATCGCAACAGCTACACGGTATCCGTTATTGACTCAGAATCAGGAAATTGAGCTTGGTCGACGCATTCAAGCCTGGTTGCAGCATCCTGATCCGCCGCCGTCAATTGTACGTTCAGGCCGACGTGCTCGTGATCAATTTGTATGCAGCAATCTGCGACTGGTGATATCAGTTGCCAAAAAATACACCTATGCCGTCAAAGGTACGCCGCTTACCTTCCAGGACTTGATCCAAGAAGGCACCCTAGGTCTGCAACGGGCAGCTGAAAAATACGACCCGGAGTGCGGCTACAAAATGTCAACTTATGCATATTGGTGGATCAGACAGGCGATCACCAGATGTATCGACACCAAATCTTTGATGATCCACATACCGAATGGCGCACGAAAAAAACTGCAGGCCTACATGCAAGCGGCCGAAGATGGCGGCAGCAAAGAGGAGATTTTGGAACGAGCCAGTCTGCAGCGGCGTGATATTCGCACAGTACAACAGGCGGCAATGTGTCAGAACGTAGGAGCGCTTGATGCCCTAGACGTACGCATCTAATATAAAATTATTGACATTCTGTGAAAGTGCATGCTATACTTTGTATATAGAGGGCAAAGAGCCCTCCCTTCCACATCATGACCCGCACCTACACCGAGCAAGCTCTTCACATCGTCGAGCGCCAATTGCAAGTCTCGAAAAAAGATGGCAGCGTTGCCCGCAATCGCGGCATCGAATTCCGCCCCAATGGCTACATCTTTACAGGCACCGCACGCATCAGCAAAGAATCCGCAGTCCAGATGCTGGCAGTCAAGCTTGAAGATGAGGGCAAAGCTAAGACTGAAATCAAAACCACTAAAAAGACCAAGAGCAGCGGTATCACCTGGGACAAGCTGAATCAAGCCACCAAGGATTTTTTTTTCGAGCTGGCAGCCGAGATTTACGCCGCCACTGATGACGTGAACTTCGAGAACGGCCATCCCCCAGCAGCACGCCTTGGCCGCGACATCCCCAAAATCAGCTTGAAGAATGCACCCCGTCTGTCCAATCTCAAGAAGGCAGGCATGATGGAGACCACTTCCTGGAACAGCAACACCAAGTCTGAGCGCTACATCTGCCTGACCGAGCAGGGCCTGGCCACCTATCGCGCCATGCACGCCTGATGTCAGGTCAAACCGGCTGGGGGCACCGCCCCCAAGACGTGATTGCCGCAGCCAAAAAGAAGGCAGCTGCGGCCAAATCTACCAAAGGCCTCACGGCTCTTGAATTGGCCTTTTATCGAGTGATTCATGCTGAAAGGGATTGACATTTTCCCTTTTGGCATGATATACTACGTATATGGGAGGCAATGAGCCCCTTTTTTCTCTGATCATGACCGGCTTCGAAAAAGCACAAATCATCCGCCAGAACACCGATCTGGCCATGACTTTCGCCTACCGGGCAAAGCAAGCCAAGCTTGATAAAGAGCTCGGCTGGCAGCAGGTTTACCTGCACAACATGCGCACCTTTGAGGCTTGCATGCATAGCATTGAAGAGCTGCGCAATGAGCCAACCGAAGAGGCCAGCCACTTCGACAATGCGGACTGAAAGTATTGACACACCCTGATCGAGTGTGATATATTACGTATATGGGAGGGCAAAACGGACCCTCAGGTGAGCAAAGAGCGACCTAGAATCCTTCACCGCCCCTCCCACCCAATTCCGCACCCCAAGCAAATGACCACCCTCGAACAGTTCACTACGAAAGCCCAGACACTCAACATCGACGAGCTGATCGTCCTGGGCCGTGAGCTGCTGAAAATCGACGCGCCTCAGGTCATGCTTGATGAGCTGATCAATATCGCTTTTGTCCGTGACGGCGCAGCTGCCTCAGAGCGGATGTGTGACGGGTGGTTCGCTTGATTCTTGCCGGCGCTCGTAAAGACGTTGCAGCATCAAATATTTTTCGTGCACTAGGTGATGACTACTCACCCAAGCTTTGAGATCCTCATATTCGACCCACACGCCTTCTTCCATCATTTGCCGGTAAGACTGGCGAGCATGTGCAGCTCTCGATAGCACCCTAGCGCGACACCCAGTTGCCCGTCTTCCTGGGCCTTAGCTGCGAGTGCTTCAAGCCTGGTCATCTGCTGTGCCAGAAACTCCGAGCGCTCCACACTCATTGAGCTCTTGTACTCGGACCTCGCATCTGAAATCAGCGCGTCTGTCTGGTCATTGTCGAAGTCCCAGGCTTGTGCAGCAGATTCATATATGCGGTGCCGTGGCCAAGATAAGTCAAGCCACTGTTTGACCACCCTGAGTTGGTCTTTGCGGATGCTTTCTGGGGTCCTTGGGGCCATGCTTCAAATCTAACGCAAATTACCTACTTACCTACTTACCTACCCACTCCTTTTTTCCCTTCCCGACAACCAACTTTTTTTTAACCCCCCCCCTATATAGGGGGTAAAGTAGGAAAACCGGACACTGACCGCGTCCCGA